ATAATGGACCTGTTAATACTATTTCTCAAGGGAACCCAGTATCATTATGTTATGGAAAAGTACGAGTTGGTTCTCAAGTTATATCAGCAGGACTTACATCTAGGGAGATACCAATATGAGTGAATTAAAAACAATAAAACTATATGGTCATCTAGGTAAAAAATTTGGAAAAAGTTTCCAACTAGCGGTAGCAACACCATCAGAGGCTGTGCGAGCCCTATCAATAAATTTAAAAGGTTTCAAAGAATATTTAAAACAACATAACTTCCATGTATTTTTAGATAAAATGGATATTGGTAAAGAAGAACTTGGTTCTATTACAACTGCAGATATTATAAAAATAATACCAGTAACAGTTGGTTCCGGTGGGTTTTTTAAAGTAGTTATTGGTATTGCTTTAATGATATATGCACCAGAGATGAGTTCTACATGGTTTTCAGTTGGTGCATCAATGGTTTTAAGTGGCATATCAGAAATATTATTTGCCCCACCAAGAAGAAATAAAGATACTAGTACAGAGAAGCCAGAAAATACACCTTCTTATGTATTTAATGGACCAATAAATACAACAGGTTCAGGTAATCCAGTTTCCTTATGTTATGGTAAAGTACGTGTAGGTTCACAAGTTATTTCAGCAGGGCTTACCTCAAGAGAGATTCCAATATAATGGCACAAAAAGAAATTATAGGTAGTGGTGGATGTTTTCCACAGTATGCTAAAGTTCTAACAACTTCTGGGTATAAAAATATATCTGAAATAGTTGTAGGTGATGAAGTAATCTCCTATAATGATACAGGTAGACTAGCTACATCAGTAGTAGAAGAAGTATTTTTCCATAAAAACAATGAGGTATCAAAATATACTTATTGGGGTGGTGAAATATATGCTACTGCTAATCACTGGGTTTTAAACCAACTTAACTCATTTTCAGAAATAGGTAATTTATCAACCCATGATTGTTTGGTTGATAGTGATGGTACCCTAAGACCAATGATAGTCTCAGAAGAGGCTGGCATTGAAGATGTATATAACCTATCAGTAGTACCAGACCATACTTATATAGTAGATGGTATTCGTGTACATAATGGTGGTGGAGGTAAAGGTGGTGGTGCAAGTCGTCCAGCAGTAGAAGACCCCAATACATTACGCTCAAAACAATTTGCTAGAGTACTAGACCTAGTTTCCGAAGGGGAAATTGGGGGACTAGTCTCGGGTGATCAATCCGTATTTATTAATGATGTACCACTACAAAATGCAGATGGAACCTATAACTTCAGAGATAGTTTTATAGATGTTCGTACAGGTACGCAAAATCAAGCAGTTATTTCAGATTTAAACTCAGTAGAAAATACTATTAATGTATCAACTAGAGTAGAACGCCCTAAATTATTAGAATCTACATATCCACATGCCACAACAGCAACTACAAGTTTAACACTAACTTTAGCTAATCATGGATATTTATCAGGTCAAACTTTATATATAGCTTCTAAAACTGGAACTTTACCAGAAAATATATATACAATAAATTCTGTTACTCCGGATACCTATACAATTACAGTTCCAAGTGCAACATATGTTGCTGGAATAGTATATGCCAATGCTAGTTTAGTTAATAATATTAAAACCGGAACCCATGCAGCCTCTACTTTAGGAAGTACTAAAACTATAACTAAAACTGCACACGGTTTTCAAGAAGGTGAGTCCATTTATCTATGGGCTAAAGAAGAGCAAGGTGTTACATATACCATAGGTAAAAAAGGTCGTAGATATACGCCAGCAGGAGATTTCTTTCCACTATGCGTTTATACAGTAAAAACTGTACCAACCGCTAATACATTCACAGTTTTACTAGATGAACCATTAGCATTGAATGCTTCAAGTGTATTTATGCAAAGAGCAACTGGAACAGTCCGTTCAGTAACTAACCTAGAAGCAGATGAATGTTATATTACTATGGAAGTACCACAACTTACAGAGCAAGATACAACTACTGGAGATTTACACGGTAGTAAAGTATCCTTTGTAATTAATGTAAAAAATAGCGAACCTTATTCTAAATATGAAAGAGTAGGATTAAGTTATAATACTAAAAATAATGGTACATTGTCTGGTACCGAAGTTACAATACGTGATTTAGGTACTTACAATAGTACTTCAGGTAGTAGTTCAGTATTATACGCAACACCACCACCAGATGCTAATTCTGGTACAATGTATATGTATGGAAATACAAATAGAAGACAATCAGTAGCTATAAAAGGTTATTCAGTATATACCGAAACAGAGGATGCAATAGCAAGTCAACTGGTACTTGGTTGGAGAACAACTAGTAATAAACAACAAAATATTTCTATAGGAGTATATAAACGTTTAGTTGGTGCCACTAATTGGGAAATACATGCTACAGTAGCATTTACTGGTAAGAATGAAACCAGAACAACTGCTTCCCAAGGTTTTGGTATTACTAATTCAGTATCTGTGCCAGTTTACACTACTAAAACAGTATTAGTTGAGCATACTTTAGCTATTTATGAATATAAGTGCGAAGTTATTGGAGTTGCACAAGGATTATTTGGTTTTACAAATAGATCCTATACCGTTGCTTTCGATACCTTGGGGGTAATAGAGGGTAAAACATTAGCTAAATATCAACGTGGTTATACAGTACCTTTAAGGGGTGAAGGTCCTTGGCAAGTACAGGTAATCAGAGTAGAAGAAGAATCAGTAAAAGCAAGTATTTCAAACGAACTATATTGGAGTACATATACTGAAGTAGTAAAAGCTAAGTTAAACTATCCAAATAGTGCTATGATGTATTGTGCTATAGATGCTGAACAATTTTCAAGTATACCATCAAGATCTTATGAAATATATGGTATCAAATGCAAAATTCCATCAAACTACGACCCACTTAATAGAACCTATACAGGTTTTTGGGATGGTACATTTGTAGTAGATTGGACCGATAATCCTGCCTGGGTATTTTATGATTTAATAACAAATACAAGGTATGGTTTAGGAGATATAGTAACTGGTAGTTTAGTAGATAAATGGACACTATATTCAATTGCTCAATATTGTGATGGTTCCGTACCTACTGGTTTGGGTATTTCTGGTGTAGTAGTAGGTTCAATATCTGGAACTACTTTAACTATAACTAACCGAAAAAATCTATCCTCTATAGGAGTAGGTTCTATAGTTACTGGTTTTGGTATAGAAGAATGTACTATTACTGCACTAGGAACAGGTACCGGAGGTATAGGTACATATACTATTAGTAAAGCGCAATCAGTGCCAGTAGGTTCATCTATTAATATTATCATTGATGATGTAGAACCTAGATTTACTTGTAATTTATATTTACAAACCCGAGAAGACGCATATAAAGTAGTATCTAATCTAGCCTCTATATTTAGAGGTATGGTATTTTGGTCTACTGGTTTAGTTACTGCATCTCAAGATTCTCCTAAATCTGTAGATGCTATATATACAGCTGCTAATGTTATAGATGGTACTTTTACATATACTGGTACATCGGCTAAAACGCGTCATAACGTAGTATTAGTTTCTTGGAATAATCCTAAAAATGGTTATGCTATTGAAGTAGAGTATGTACAAGATGAGGCTTCTATATTACAAAATGGTATTATACAAACTGAACTATCTGCCATGGGTTGTACCTCTCAAGGACAAGCCCATAGACTTGGTAAGTGGTTACTATATACAGAACAATATGAAACTGAAACCGTATCTTTCAAAACAGGTTTAGATGGATTACTTTGTCAACCAGGTGATGTAATCCAAACCCAAGATCCTTTTAGATCTGGAATTAGACTGGGTGGAAGAGTAGCTGCTGTACAATATAATACTGGTACTAATGTAATAGTAACTGTTGATAATCCTATAAAATTTACAACAGGTAAAACATATACTGCACTATTTACAAAAGATGACGGTACAGTTATAAGTTTACCATTATCTAACATATCAAATAATCAAAATCAAATAGACCTAATAGTTAATACAACGCAATCTTTTATTATTCCAGTAGGTTCAGTATGGATAGTATCAGTTAGTGATTTAGCACTACAATCTTGGAGAGTAGTATCAATATCAGAACCTTCAAAAGGTGTTATGGGTATTACTGCTTTAAGCTATAATGAAGAGAAATTTAATAATATAGAATATAATCATAGACTACAACCAAAGAAAATAAATACACAAACATTAGTTCCAGAACCAGTAGAAAATATTACTATTACAGAACATATGTATTTAATAGCACCGCAAGTACTAAGTAATATATTATCTATTTCATGGGAAAGCCCAGATACTACTATAGATACTTATCAGGTAACTTATAAAAATATAACTACAAATAGCAATGAAGTAGTAGTATATAGTAATTTACCAAATATAGAAATATCTTCTATCTCAGAAGCAGAATATACTATATCAGTACAAGCTATAAATTCTTTAGGTACTAAATCACAAAAAACTGAAGTAAATCATGTAGTAGTAGGTAAAACAGTAAATCCAGCAGATATAACTAATTTTAATTCTAGTCTAGCAAATGATGGGCTAACATTAAGTTGGTCAGCGGTGCCAGATTTAGATATTGAATACTATGAGATTCGTTATGGTACATGGGGTTTAGATTCTGCAAATGCTGCTATATATCGTGGTAAAGATACTCAAGTAACTTTATCAACAAAAACTTATGTATCTGGAAAAACTCATTTATTTTATATAAAAGCTAAAGATACTTCTGGTAATTGGTCTGCTTCATATACATTATCAGGTAGTTTAATAGATAATACAACAGCAAAAATACTTCTTACAAAAACTCCAGCACCTGCTATATTACCAATACTAGTAACTAATTCTGTTTCAAGTGTTAGTAATATAATAGCTTTGCCAAATCCAGCAACTAATGCGCAGCTTTCATTAAATGGTAATATTCTTAAAGTATCTTGGTCTGCACCAGTAGTAAATAGTAATAATATTTCTACATATGGTTATAGAATTTTTGTTACATCCAACGGTGTAGAATCAGCTGTAGCAGAAGTAACCGGTACATCATATGAATATTTATGGTTAGATAATATACTATCAAAAACTTTCAGAATAGAAACTATTGATAATAGTGGGCAATCAAGTTTACCAGACTTATCAATTTCAAAAACATTTACACTACCAAATCAAGTAAATGGAATAACCAGTACATTTTCAGCAAATAAATTAACTTTAAAATGGACAGCACCGGTAGTAGATTCTACAGATGCAGCAACTAAACTATATAGAATATATATAGATTCAGTGGCCATTGCCGAAGTAACTGGTACTACATATGAGTATACTTGGGCAGATAAAAATCTATCTAGAACATTTTCAATAGAAACAGTAGATATAATAAATAATGTATCTCCAAGAGCTTCCGTAACTATTCCTGTATTAGTACCAGCAGCTCCAACTGGATTAACAAATACTTTAACAGGCACAACATTAAGATCTACTTGGAATCATTCAGTATTAGCAAGCAATAGTTTCCCAATAGCTAAATATAATATATATTTTGGTGATGTGGGAAATCCTATTAAAATAGGGGAAACTGTTGCTAATTCGTATTCTTTGGAATGGACTTATGGTGCAGGGACAAAAGCCATACATATTGAAGCAGTAGATATTAATGGTAATGTATCAAATACTAGAACTACAGTAACAACTGCTATAGTACCGCCTAATGCACCTAGTAATATATCGGCAACTATGAAAGAAAGTAAATTATTATTTTCATGGAATCCTGCAACTACTGCAATCAATTCTTTACCTATCGAATACTATGAATTACGTGAAGGTGGAACAACTTGGGAAAATGCTACATTTGTAGCTAATATTCCTGCTTCTATTAATATACTACAGTATTTATATGGTATAACTAATGTAACAGAGTTATCAACTGTACCGGTAGGTACATTAAAGTATAATCAGGCAAAAGTTTTTAGAATAGCATCAAAAGATACTTTTGGTCTAGCTTCTACTACTCAAACAACTGTATCAGTAACTTTAACTAAGCCAAGTGCTATAAATAGTTTAAATGTAAATATTGTAGGTCAATTTATTAATGCAGCCTGGACTTCTATTATTACAGGCACTTTACTAGATGTATTTACTTTACCTATTGATAGATATGAAATTCGTGCAACCCGATCTGCTAACGTAGATGAAACTGCATGGAATAATGCCACATCTTTAGCTTCATTAAGCGGTTCAGCAATAGCACTAGACCCTCCAATTAATCCCAGCGTAGATCCTTTAAATAATGCCGATGGAACATGGTACTATTTAATAAGAGCATACGATTCGTTTAATACAGCAGGGGCTTTAGCAAATAAACAACTAACTATAACTAAACCAACTAAACCACTTAATTTCTTTAATAAAGTTATTGATAATAATATACTATTAAACTGGGAAGATTCAGCGCAACATAGTTTCCCTATAGCTACATTTATGTTAAAGAAATCTTTTAGTCCATTAGCAACATATACTCAAGCAGAAACTATTGGTACTAAGTCAGGTAATTTTACTACAGTATTTGAAGAAACCTCTGGAAACTTCACTTACTTTTTAGTTGCCATAGATACAGCAGGTAATATTAGTGATATGTCTCATACAAATGCTGTTGTAAATCAACCACCAGATTATGTACTAACTGGTGATATTTACCGAGATAACTTTAATGTAACAACTTATGGTTCTAATACAGTAACTTCTACTAGAACTAATATAGTTAAATCCGATGCTTTAGGTACTACAGGTATTAATAAGCTTATTGGTCCTATGAGCCCTACTCAAACTTTTGAGACTCATTTTACTGGTAATTCTTGGACAATTATACAAGATCAACCAAATGCCGGATATCCTATATATGCACAACCATCAACAAATACTGGTACTTTAACAGAAGTTATTGACTATGGCATTATTTTTAATACCAATCAATATGTATCAATAGCTACTGATATATCTAATATATCTGGTACAACTGGTACATATCAAGTTATATTAAGTACAAGTACTGATGGTATTACATATACCTCTGCAAGTTCAGCAGTACAACCAGGAACCAACATTAATACAACTTTCGGTGTATTTGCAAGTAGTTTTAGATATGTTAAAGTTGAGATAATTTTAAACTCTAATACTACTGGTATTGACTTACTTCGTATCAATGATTACAGATTAAAATTAAGTATTAAATATACTAATGATGGTGGTAGTGGTCAAGTATCAGATAATGGAATCTATCAAATAAATCTATCGGGTAGTGGAAGTGGTTATACCTCAATTCCTACAGTAACAATAGGTGGAAATGGTACTGGTGCTAAAGCTAGAGCAATTATATCTGGTGGAACGGTTACTGGTATTGAGGTAACTAACTCAGGTTCCGGCTATACCAGCATACTTCCAGCTAATATTACTATTACTGGCGGTGGCGGTGGCGGTGCTGTAGTTGCTTCAATCGTTAAAACATCCGCAACTTCAGGAACTATAGTTGCATTTAATTATGATTATTTAGATGTCAGTGGAATACAAATAACTTATGGTGGTACAACACCGGGAATAGCTATCTATGATTTTGTAGATACTACATATCCTAAGTTTTTTAGAGTATTATTATTTAATAATTCTGGTACTCCTATAACTGGTAACTTTTCATGGTCTGCAAAAGGAACAATATAAAATATGCCATCAGCTAATTGGAATCTACCGACCCTAACTAGTACCTACTCCAACTTTGTATCAGAACTAAATTCTAAATTAGATGATTTAGCACTAGGTTTAGATACTACACCTACTAACCTTCCCACTGGAGCAATCCAGTGGAAGGGGGCTAGTAATAAGTGGCAAAAGTGGAGTGGTACAGCATGGGCCGATCTTTCAAGTACTTATGCAATAAATGTAAGTACAGCAAATTCATGGAGTACTCCAAGAACTATTGCACTAACAGGTGATGTTACTTACTCTACTACTATTAATGGTAGTGCCAATGTAACATCAGCCGCAACTTTAGCAACTGTGAATGCTGCAGTGGGTACCTATGGTTCCACTACAGTAGTACCAGTAATTACAGTAAATGCTAAAGGTTTAATAACTAATGTAAGCTCAGCAAGTCTAGCAAGCATGGCTACTCAAGCTGCATCATCAGTAGCAATTACTGGAGGTACATTAGCTGGAATTACATCCCTTAATATACCTACAGGAGCTGGATCTACTTCCGAAGGTTTAGTTCAATGGGACACAGTTAATGATAAATTAACTATTGGAACAGGAGCAGCTACTAAAACTTTTGTAGATTTAGATTCTGCTCAAAGTTTAAGTGGTAAACTCTTTGTAACTCAAGTTGCTGGTAATAGTAGTTTGCTACCAGCAACAACAGAGTTTGTAACTACTGCTAATAATTTAAAAGCTAATCTAGCTAGTCCTAGTTTTACAGGTACTCCAGTAGCACCTACCCCACCAATCTTAGATAATACTACTAAGATTGCTACTACTGCATATGTTAATGCCAATGCCTTAATGTTGCAAGCAGACATTGGAGCGAGTATAAATTTAGATACTAGAACCAGTAATGGTGTATTTCATCAACCAACAGCTGCAAATGCTACAGTTTTATTAAATTATCCAGTAGCTTTAGCAGGTAAATTAGAGGTATATGTAAATGCAACTATAAATGCAGTCTATCAATACTATCATGTAGCTAATACTACGGATATTTATGTTAGAGCTAAACTTGGTGTAGGTGCTTTTACTAGTTGGAGCAGGTTGGCAAAAACTACAGATACTGTAACTGCAGCAACTTCTACAACCCATATTTTGGGTGGTGCTGCCAATCGAATAGTAGTTCAGTCTGGTGTAGGTAGTACTGGATTTGTAGCTGCTCCAACTATAACAAATACTTCTGTAATTTGGAATGGTTCATCCCTAGGTTGGGGTAATCCCCTAGCTACTGGTATTTTAGGTGGTGCTAATAATCGCATAGTATTTCAATCAGGCGTAGATACTACTAGTTTTGTAGCAGCACCAACTATAGCAAATACAGCATTGATTTGGAATGGTTCATCACTGGGTTGGGGTAGTAGTAAGGCAACAGTAGCAGATGATACTATGTATGAAAATGCTCAAACAATACTTTCATCCTATTCTATAACATTTGGAAAATCTGCTATGTCAGTAGGACCTATTACTATAGATTCAAATGTTACAGTTACAATTCCTAGTACATCACGATGGGTAATATTATAACTTATAATATAAGTTGGGGGTAAATATTTTTATCCTTGACTTAAAGTACCATAGCTGTTATAATTAATAAAATCAAAAAAGGATAAATCATGGCAGGAACGGTAATAGCAGATATAGTACAAGCGGCTTCAACAAGCCAATTAAATATTAAAAATGGCGTTGCATTAACTCCGCCTACAATTGCTGATGTCAATAATGTGCAAATAGGTACATTCTGTCGTGCTTGGATAAATTTTAACGGCACAGGTACTCCAGCCGCAAGGGCTTCATTCAATGTAAGCTCTATTACTGATAATGGAGTTGGTACATATACAGTTAATTTCACAAACGCAATGCCAGACATAAATTTTGCTTGTGTTGGTGCTTGTGCATCTTTAACTGCACGAAATGGTATGACTGTTCAAATCACCAGACAAAATGCTACTACTGTTGCAAATACAACAACTACTCAAAGAATTTGGGTGGTAGATGATGCAGGTAATAATGGCGATGTGGATCATGTTAGTGTTGCATTTTTTAGATAAGGATAAATCATGGCTTCAGTAGTTATTAGTGGTGATACAAGCGGTTCAGTTACATTATCTGCACCGACAGTAGCAGGTTCATCAACACAGACCTTGGTTGCGGCAACAGGCACATTAGCACCATTAGTGCATGGTACAACAATAGCAGCTGCTGGGCAAACAAGTATAGACTTCACCGGCATACCAAGCTGGGTAAAACGAGTTACTGTAATGTTTCAAGGATTATCTACAAATGGTACTTCACCCGTGCGTATTAGAATTGGACTCACTACTTTAGTTACAACTGGATATGTGGGTGGAATGATTACATACAATACAAACTCTTTGGAAGGCAGTGGTGCAGTAACGGATGGCTTTCCTGTGGACATTGCCAATGCTAGTTCGTCTGCGACAACTGCTAGGCATGGGCTTGTAACAATAACTAACATAAGCGGGAATTCGTATGTCGCAACAAGCGTTATTGGTTTTTCACCAGGCGGTTTGGTAGGAGCTAATGGTGGTAGCAGTGTTACTGCTAACGGAGTTATAGATAGACTAAGTATTACCACAGTAATCGGCACTCAAACATTTGACGCTGGTTCAATCAACATAATGTACGAATAGGATAAATCATGGCAGTTACAATAGACGGAAGTGCAAATACTATTAGTGCAAGAGCAACATTAGGTGCTACCAGTATATCTTGGACTAACCTTATAACTCGATCTGTAAATACTTGGTATAGTCCAACAGTAGATTCTTATGTTACTGTAAGAGGGCTAGGTTCGTTTAGAAATGGATT